GCCGTAGAGTCACCGAGGACAGAGACAGCATAAATTGGACGGGACTGCAGATAGCTCGCAAAGCTCTGGCAGACATCCAAAAGGAGGCGAAATGACCAGCGCAGAAATCAACATCGCCATCGTTGGACAAGCCGCACCAGCGCTTTGTGGGCATCCACCGCGAGTTCTACGAGGACGGCACGAACGCAACGCTCTGGACATGGAAGGTGCCGGTAAGATGACCACCCACGACATCGACCTCGTCACCCAATGGCTCGCCGCGCGGGACAACGAGAAGACCAGCGCCAAGGTCTATCACGGCGAGCGGCCATGTTTGCCGGCGAAGGTAGCCTTGGCGCTGACCGAGCGTATCTGGAGGAAGCGCAAGTGATTAAGCCGCTCGCCATGCTTGCCGCCTGCAGCCTCTTCGCAGGCTGCTCCGCGGCGTCTTGGCGGGCGACCGCACCGCATAACGCGCCGGCGAGCTGGGAGTACAACTACAAGCTCGAGGGCTGGTACGCGCTGCGGGACGGCTGGATGCGGCTGACGGCGCCGCGGGGATTTGAGTGGGATGATTTAACGCAATCTTACCGGGAGAGGCTGAGATGAAGGCTGCGGCACCTATCTGCGCTTGGCCGGTCGCCCACAACGAGTGGCGCATCCAGTCGCGCATCGGTGCGGCGACCAAATATCTGCGCTCCGGGCTGAAGCTGACGCGCTGCGCTTGGGCCATTTGCGGCGGGCATCTGGTCATCTTCAAGGTCATCGGCGGCAAGGCTGACGCCCAGCGCGTGATGCGGAATGTGACCCGCCAACTAAGGGAGATTTCTACAGAGAGGGCATTTCACGATTTGCCCCGCAGTGGCGTTTTTATTGACTGACTATGGCAAGACCGCGGACGACATCTAAACCTAAGAGAAAAGCAACCAAGCCGGAGCCAGAGATTGCTCCGGTGCATGTGGGCCGCTCGACCGGCTTGGACGTGCCGGAAGCTAAGGCTGAGAAGATCGCCGCCGCACACATAGCTGGCATGTCGATCCGTGAGATCTGCCGGGCGTTCAACACGTCGTACCACACGATCATGGCGTTGATACGCAACAGGCCGGAGCTGTTGGAACGCGCACGGGAAATTACCTCGAAGAATTGGAAGACCTTGGCGGCCGTTGGCACCGCGGAACTCTTTACCAGGATACCAGACATGAAGAGTCACGAACTCACTATCATGTCTGCGGTTGCAACAGAGAAATCAGAGTTGCTTGCCGGTGGAGCAACGCAACGAGTCGAGCACGTGATGGCTCCAGCGGCTGATGCTTGGCAGGACTTTGTGTCAGGGCTGCGGAAGAGCGACCAGGTGATTGATGTGGCGTTTGAACCGGTCGGCGCCCAGGAACCCGGCGGCCAAAAGGACGCTCCAGCCCTGCCCGAAGCACCGATAACGCCGGATCGTGGCAGCGCGGGCGTTGATGATCAACACGTTACGCTATAACACAAGACAATCTTCATCATGTACAATGACTCACAATTGAACATCACAAAGCATGTTCCTCTGTCCGACCGGGGAGGGGGCGGTTGCTCGTTCTCATTTTCTTCAAGCCCCGCCACCGATCCCAAGTCCGACGGTTTGGTCCAAAAGCGATTGCAACGTGGCGATGTAAACCCTTCTGATGGAACGATTTTCTGGTGCTATGAGCGGGACAAAAGGGTTGATGGCAGTGTTCTCATCAGAGAGCGGTGGATGACGCCGCAAAGATATAAGGCACAGCGCGAATGGAAGAGACTGTTGGATGACAAATACCAAGCTGGAGACACTTATAAGAGGGGCAGCGAAAGGCGCAGGCAAAACCAGCGAAACTGGAAAAACTCTGAGCGGGGCAAGCAATCAAAAAAAGAATATTTAGCCCGGCCCGAAGTGCGCGCCAAACGCCAAGAGGCATCAAAGAGGCGCTGGCTAGAATATAAGCAGCGACCAGACGTTATTGCCGCCAAGGAAGAGCGTTGCAGGCAACGTGAGCAGGCTCGCAACTCTCCTGAGTACATTGCGTTGCAGCGCGGAAAGCAAAACGAATACATCAAGCGCCGCTACCGCGAAAATCCGAACTTGCGGTTGGCCATGAAGGTGCGCGCCCGAATTTATAGCGGCCTAAAACGGCGTGGCATTTCCAAAACCAGCCGCACCGAAGAGCTAATCGGTTGCTCCTTCGATTTCCTGCGCCAGCACATTGAGCGCCAGTTCAAGGGTAAGATGTCGTGGGACAACCCTAGCAGCTTCCACATCGACCACATCATTCCCCTCGCCGCTTTTGATCTTACCGATCCAACGCAGCTCAAGGTGGCCTGCAACTGGCAGAACATGCGCCCTCTGTCGCCGCGCAAAAATATGAGCAAGGGCGCCAAGCTCCTGCACCCGCAGCAGCAGCTGCCACTTTCCGTCCACAGCACAACATTCAACACACAAGCAGCATGATCAAAGACATCCTCACCAAAGCAAAGTCAGCAATCAGTCAACCCATCAGTCAACCCGCCCCAGAGCCAGCCGCGGAACCCGCCAAGCCCGCCCCAGAGCCAGCCCCAGCGCCCCAACCCGAAGCCATCCTCAAAGCCGCCCCCAAGACCGCCAAAGAGCTGGCCGTGGAAACCGCCGTCCAGGTCGGCTACAGCGCCGGCGATGAGGTCTCCGCGGTGATCTGCCGCCACCAGACCGCTCGCCACCCGAACATGCTCTTCGTTGAGGTGCCCGGATGGTCGGAGTCGGTGGTCTGCTTTGTGAAGGACGCCAAGAGCTGGCAGCCGGTCAACCCTCCGTACAACCGCCTCAAGGCCCGCTGGTCAGGGATGGCCGATGTCGAGGGGCGGCTGATCTTTGAGTCGGCTGACGAGTGCAAGAAATCCCGACTGATTCGCCGGAAATGAGCGTAGCCGCCACCAACTACGTCTGGACCCAGTCGCCCGCGGAGGGCGCCGACCGGCTCGTCCTGCTGGCCTTGGCGGACTTCGCCGATGAGAGCGGCAACTGCTTTGGTTCATGGGGCAAGCTCGAGGAGAAGACCCGGCTGGCCCGCGCCACGGTTGCCCGCTGCCTGCGCCGCCTGCAAGACCGCGGCGAGCTGATCATGGTCGAAAAGGGCCACCGAAAGCTGGCCGGCGACGGCGCCGAGGCATCGATTTGGAAGATCCCCGGTGTGTCCGCCGAGATGGGTCTCAGAATGAGACCGGTCTCAGAAAGAGACCCAAGTAGTGTCAGAATGAGACCCAAGTGGTGTCAGAATGAGACCCCAACTATAAGGAACAATAAGGAACGTAATAAAGGCGCTGACGCGCCAGCTCCGGCGATTTCATCGCCTTCGCATCCTTCTTTCTCGGAAGTAGCGGCACCCAAACCAAAACGCGCCACCGCTCCCAAATTCGACCCCGCATCTATTCCGCTGCCTCACGGTCCCGGCCTCGCCCGCGCCTGGGCCGAATTCGCCCAACACCGCCGCGAGCTGCGCGCCCCGCTCACGCCCACCGCGGCCAAGCGCATCATCGATGACCTCGCCGCCGTCAACGAAGCCGCCGCGGTCGAAGCCCTCCGCAAATCAGTCAAGCACGGCTGGCGCGGCTGCTTCGTCGAAGCCCCGGCCAAGCCCGTGATCGTCGAGCTGCCACCCCAGGGTCGCCCCAAACAAACCGCCCTCGAGCGCTCCCTCGCCGAGATGCGCGAACAATTTGAGAAGGAGAACGCGGCGTGACGCAGCCGGCCCTATTTGCAGTTGAGGATGGCGAGCACTCGGCGGTGACGCAGGGCGCAACGTCCTCAAATTTAGACACGGGCAACTCGCACGCCATTGAGTTTTTCTACGCGGCCACACGGCGTGGCTGGGACATTTACGCGCCCGTATTCAAAGACGGTGCCACCGCAGACTGCGCCGGAACCAAGCCCGGCCTGCCATCGATCTTGTTTCAAAACAAGACCGGCACCATTGATCGCGCCCGCCCAGGATACAGCATATGCACCGCCTGCGGAGGCGGCGCAAAGCGTCCGTACGCCAAGCACGATTTCGACATTTTGGCCGCCTATTTGCCCGACCGGAAGCAATTCGCCTTTTTCACCTACGACCAAGTCGGCGGTCGCAAAACTGTCCGCTACAACCCAGACCACCACTTTAGGCCCGACAACTGGGAGCTTTTAGACCAAGTCGCAGCAATTAAGGCCCAAGAATCTTTCACCCCTAAGACGGCCAATGTCCCACCCCATCCTTAATACTCCTTAAATATTTATGAAACCCGCCAAAGGCACCAAGAAAAAGGCGAGCGCCCGCAAGGCGCCGAAAACCAACTACCTCAACGTCAACGTGGCCTACGTCCAAGAGATCGCCGACGAGGCAGTCGCCACGATCATGGCCCTCCGGGCTTTGGTCGAGCAGCTCGCCGCCGAGAAGGAGAGGCGCCAATGACCACCATGATCCCTGACTTGGTTGTCGGCGAAGTCGGCTTTGGGCCGAATTTCGGCGCCTACAACGAGCTAGCTCTGGAGGAGCGTGTCCGCGAGCTGATTAAGCGCAACAACCGCCTCCGGCGCGTCTTGGAGCGATGCGCCGCGCTGTCGGAGGACGTGGCCAACGACAAGCATGAGGCGCTTCTCGAGGCTGCCCAGCCGCTATGAGCACGCCCTGCGAGCAGGCCCGCGCCATCGCATCTGCCCGCCGGTTCCTGCTTGATCTCTGCATCCCCGGCAAGATCAAGCGGGTTCCGCGGGAAGTCCGCCTTGAGGCCCGCTCCCGCGTCAAACACCTGCCGATGAGCTGGGATCTTGAGCGCATCGTGGAGGACGACCTCGCCATGGAGCAGATGGAGCAACTGGAAGAGCACTACCGGAAGCAATTCTGGGAGGAATGCGGCGTCAAGCGGGAGGCGTACGAGCTATGAGCGCCGGCAAAGGCGACGGCCCGCGGCCGGTCAACGGCGACCTCTACCGGCGCAACTACGACCGCATTTTTTCGCCAAAAACCCCAAAAAAATCCTTGCCCCCTATGCCTACATTTGCCAACATACGCCAACAGATCACGCCACGACAGAAAGCCGTAACTAGTCATGGCTAACCACGAGCACCAACCGCCACCGCCGCCCGCCCTACACCACACACCATGGCTCGAAGAAACATTTCGCCTCGTAGACGCAGCATGCGACCGCTGGGAACGTCGCCGCGCGGACCTCGCACGGAGGAAGGCCGAAAATGAGCAGCGCCTTTGTCATAACGACCCAGCTGCTGCTGGTCGCCTTCATGGTCGTGACGCTTCTGGCCCTGGGGAATGACGACAACGACGGAGGCCACGCCTAAATGAAACGCACCGTGCCCCAGTCGCCCGCCACCGAGCGCGCCGTCCTCGGCAGCCTCATGGCCGACCCGAACCTCGTTGACGAGGTCTCCGGTCTCCACGCCGATCTATTCTTCACGCCCGCGCACCGGCTGGTCTTTGAGACCATCACCGAAGTTCGCGCCTCCGGCGGCACGCCCAACGTCATCGCCGTGACCCAGCGCATCGATGCAGCGCACAAGCTAAATTCGGTCGGTGGTGCCGGTGCCCTTACCGAGATGCTCGGCAACTCCGCGGGCGGCCCCGCCGCAGTGGAGTACCACGCTCAAACATTGCGCGACCTCCACGCTCGCCGCCGCATTATTGACGCCGCGGTCGCGATGCAAGCCTCAGCGCAAGACATGGCGACCGATGCCGACGCCGTCCTCCAGCAATCCGGTGAAGCGGTCCTGAGTCTTTCGCTGACCACCGCCACCGACAGCATGCGCGCTCCGAGCGCCATCGTGCCGGGCCTCCTCGACGAGCTGGAAGCACTCATGTCTGGCAACCGCAAGCTCGGCCTGCAGACCGGCATCCGCGACTTCGACCAAGTCACCGGCGGTCTCCGCGGCGGCCAGCTCACCATCGTGGCCGGACGCCCAGCCATGGGTAAGTCGGCGCTCATGCTCAACATGGCCGACAACATGGCCCGCCGTGGCGTGCCGGTCGTTTATTTCTCCCTCGAGATGCCGGCCAACGAATTGGCCGCCCGCGTTGTCTTGAGCCGCGCCGAGACCAACACCGAGATCATCCGCAACGGCTTCCTCACCGCATCCATCAAGCACAGGATTATGGACGCCGCCACGCAGTTCGCCAGCGAGCCGCTCTACGTTGACGACCGCGGCGGCCTCACGCTCCTCGACATCCGCGGCCGTGCCCGCTTGGCCGTCCGCCGCTGGGGCGTGAAGTGCATCTTCGTTGACTACCTGCAGCTGGTCAGCCACTCCGGCGCCCAGTCCCGCGAGAACGAGGTCGGCTTTGTTTCGCGCGGATTGAAGGCCATGAGCATGGAGCTAGGCGTGCCGGTGGTCGCCGCCGCCCAGGTCAACCGCCAAGCGGAAAACCGCAGCGACAACCGCCCGAAACTTAGCGACCTCCGCGAGTCTGGCAGCATCGAGCAGGACGCCGACATCGTAGCCTTAGTCCATCGTCCTTGTTACTACGCGGTCGCCGACCAAGAACCCGACCCGCAGGACGCCGAGCTGATCGTTGCCAAGCACCGCGCTGGCCGCACCGGGACACTCAACCTTACTTGGCGCCCAAGCCTCACCCGCTTTGAGGGCACCGCTCCGGTTGGCCGCCTGACTGACAGCGATGGCTCCGTCTACGCGCCGGACAAACAGCTCTGGGAGGCGCTCAATGAATAGCCGTGCAAAAGGCGCCCGCGGCGAACGCATGTGGCGCGACGAATTACGCGAAGCCTTCGGAGACTCTGGGATCAGGCGCGGGCAGCAGTTCAGCGGACTTGGGGATTCGCCGGACGTTGTCTGCCCGTGCCTGCCCGACTTCCACTGGGAGGTCAAATTCTGCCAGGTCGTCAAGATCCGCGACTGGATGGCCCAGGCCATCCGCGACGCCAAGCAGAAGCTCTTCCCGGTCGTTGCCCACAAGCGCAACGGCGAAGAGTGGTTCATCACGCTGCGCGCCGCTGACTTTCTCACGATCCTTCGCCGCTCCGATTTTCTAGTCCCAACACAAACACAACAACCAACCACATAACACCCATGCCAAACACAACCCTGACCACACCCGCGGGCATCGCTCGCTATCCCAGCCTCAACCGTCCTGACACCAAGTTCGACGACATTGGGGTTTTCAAAGTCAACCTTGAGCTGTCCGCAGAGGATGCCAAGCCGTTCCTCGATGACGTTGAGGAGATCCTCGCTGAGTTCGTTGCCAACAAGAAGCGCGAGCTGAAGAAGGACAAACTCAAGATGCACGCCGCGCCTTGGGAAGAAAACGACGGTGTCGTCCAACTCAAGCTCAAGGTCAAAGCCATCGGCAAGACCAAGGCCGGCGAAGAGTACAGTCGCCAGCCGAAGCTCTTCGGCGCTGACGGCCAGCCGCTCGAAGCAAATGTCGGCGGCGGCTCCAAGATCAAAGTCGCGGTCGTGCCCTACGCTTGGTACACGGCCAGCCTCGGCGCTGGCATTACGCTGCAGCCCAAAGCGGTGCAAGTGCTTGAACTAGTCACCTGGGGCGATGGCGGCAGCGCGGCCAGCTACGGCTTCGACGTTTCGGAAGCCAGGCCCGCCGCAGCCAAGACCGGCACCGACGACGAAGAAATCAGCTGGTAATCGCCATGCCCAAGAAAAACACCACACGCAAACCCAGCACCAAGGGCAAGGCGGCGAAAGCCGCCAAGCCCGCCGAGCCGGATCGCTTCACCGAGGACGGGCGCAAAATCGTCCGCCTCGAAAAGACCCGCGCCCACCAGAAGTATCCGCTCAAAGACGGCACCGACGTTCCGGGCGCCAGCACCATCGCCAAGATCGGGGAGGACAGCAGCGGCTTGATTCATTGGGCATGGAAGCTCGGCATGGAAGGTCAGGATTACCGCAAGGTCCGCGACAAGGCCGCCGACATCGGGACCATCGCCCACTTCCTCATTGAGTGTTTTCTCCACAACCACGTTGCCGACCTCTCCGAGTTCAGCCCCGCGGACGTGGAGAAGGCCACCATCGCCTTCAACAACTTCAAGCGCTGGTGGGACGAAGAAGGTCTCACCGTCATCGAGCCGGAAGTGCAGTTGGTCTCCGAAGAATACCTTTTCGGCGGCACCATCGATGCACCGTCCCGCGACCGCGACGGCAAGATTGTGCTGCTCGACTGGAAGACATCCAAAGCCATTGTCGGCGCGCACAAGATCCAGTTGGCCGGCTACGAGCAACTCTGGAACGAGAACCGCCCGGACATGAAGGTCCAACGCCGCGGCATAGTCCGCATCGGCAAAGAGTCGCCGGATGACTTTGAGGTGTCGTGGATCTTTTCCGCAGAACCCCTGTGGGAAAACTTCAAGGCCCGCCTCGCGCTGCACTACGCAAACCTTCGGCTCAAGAAGGCCGCCTAATGCCTCGGAGAAAATACATAGCCATCGTCCGGCGCAAGCTCGGCCGCGAGAAAGCGGACGGCATGACGCTGGGCGATGGCCGTGTATACATCGATCCGCGCCAAAGCGGCATCGATGAGATGGACACCATCATCCATGAATTGTTGCACGACTGTTTTCCCCACCTGAGCGAAGAAGCTGTTGCCGAAGCCGCCGGAACCATGTCCCGCAGCCTCTGGCGCGACAAGTGGAGGCGAGTGATCGAATGACCGCCGCCGGCTACATCCTCATCGGCCTCGCCATCGGCGTGGTGCTCGGCGCCCTGGCAGCCTACGGCGGCATGTTCGCCTGGGCCATCCGCTACGGAAACAACGAAGAAAACCAATAACCATGAAAAAAGGACTATACGCCAACATCCACGCCAAAAAAGCCCGCATCGCCGCCGGAAGCGGTGAACGCATGCGCAAGCCCGGTTCCGCCGGCGCGCCCACCGCCAAAGCCTTCCGCGCATCCGCGAAGACCGCCAAAGGACGCCGATGAGCGACACGCCGCTAACCAACGACATCGCCCGCGGCAATCATGTCGTGCCGACCGAGTTTGCGCAGGACTTGGAGCGAAAATGTAGCCTCTACAATTCGTATTTTGAATCAACGAAGGTCGAGTTGAAGCAGACCAAGCGCGCGTTGGGCGATGCCCGCATTGAGGCGAACAACTGGAAAAAAGCCTTTATTGCACTGAACCCATCCGGCCACACGCCACATCCATGACCTCCGCCATCCTCATCGCCATCGTTGGATTCATGTATTTCGCCGTGGCCATCGACCAATTTTGCATCCAACACAACTTTTGGGCCGGTGTCGTCTGGTTTGGCTACAGTGTCAGTCAAATTGGGCTATGGCACATGACCATCCGACCGTGAACTTATGGAGAAGTACAAAATTATGACGCCAGAGATCGAAGAGATCGACAAGACCATCACGCTGCTGAAAGGCGAGCGGCAGAAGCTGGTCGCTCGAGAGGCGAGGAAAAAGGCCGACGCCCTCTGCGCGGAGATGCGCAAGCGCAAATCCAAATGACTTTTAAGTTGCAGGCTCAATCGGGTTCTTGCCGGCATTCCATGTGGTGTGGTGCCGCGGAGCATTCCGGGATGCCCAGCCCCAGCGAGCAAGACGACTGGGGCGCCTGCACATTCTTTTTGTCCGGGCAGCGTAGTAAACGAGGAGCACCGTATGGTGTATCCTGTGGTCGGGAGAGGGATATGGCTTATTGGTCGTGTCGGCCCCAGATAATACGGCACCCCACTACCCTCGCAACCATGGTCACCCGTGCGTCTGAAAAGGTGCGGCCGCACCGTCCCCGGCAAAACAAAGGTGCCGCCTCGCCGACAAAAGCCCATGGGGCTTTTCGCAAGATAGGCGAAGCGGTCAACAGACAGGGAACGCTAACCATCACTGGCTCCAATGTGCGTCTGGGCACTGAAATGCCGGTGGCCCTGTCTCGTTTTTTCATATGATCTCCTGGCCGCCCCACAACTTCCGCGTCGAAGTAGACGGCATCGGCATCTGCCGAGTCCTCTACGTTGTCGCACAAGGCGGCCTTGAGAACGATTACGTCACTGTCTGCCGCGAGAACGGCGGCCGGTGGCTGACCGCGCGCATCGACCAGCTCGCCTGCGCAGAGAATCCGACTTTGGACATTTTGGGCGCCGGCTCGGCATAAACAACATCGGCTCTGGGAGGGGCCGCGCGCCAACCAGCCGGCGCCCATTTACATTTTAGGAGAGGAGCGCCGCGGAGTCGGCGCAGTGGAGTGAGTGAACGAACATCAGACACGGTTTAAGCCGTCGCCGCACCCTGTCATGCAGGTCGATCTCGACTTGCTCGAGAAACTGGGGCCGGACGAAGGCTGGAAATACTTAAAAACGAGGGAAGAGCTGATCGCCCGCGAGGCCAGCGACCCGTTCCGCTATGGCTACATCCCGCCGGTGTGGAAGCGCGCGTCCGAATTGCTTGAAAAGCACCGCGAGATCCTCGTCATGGGCGGAAACCGCTCGGGAAAGACCGAGTGGGCGGCCAAGGAGGTCATCAAGACGCTCTACAGCAAACCAGGTGCGGTCGTGTGGTGTTTTCAGACCACCGCTCCGAACAGCATTGAGCTAATGCAGCCCCGCGTCTGGAAATACATGCCGCCGGAATGGCGTAATGCGCGGAAATCAAGCGTCACGAACGTGACGTTCAGCGTTAAGGGAGGTTTTACAGAGAGCAAGTTCGTGACGCCGCAAGGCAGTATCTGCATCTTCCGAAATTACGCTCAAGATCCGTCAACGCTGGAAGGTGGCGAAATCGATTTTGCTTGGTGCGACGAATTAGTCCCGCTTGATGTCCTTGAAACCCTCCGTTTCCGCCTTGTAGACCGAAATGGCAAGCTCGCCGTGACATTCACGCCGGTCGAAGGCTGGTCGCCGACCGTGGCTGACTATTTGTCTGGCGCCAAGACCATCACCGACACCGACGCCGAGCTGCTCCCGCTCAAAAACGACAAAGGCGAGATCTCCGGCTACGACAAAGTGCCCATCGAGCAGATCAATCCCAAGGGCCGCCCGATTTTATATTTCCACACGCAGTCAAATCCCTGGGCCGGCTGGTCGCGGATGAAGAAAGAGCTGCAGAGCGAAACCAAAGAAAAAATCCTCTGCCGCGCTTACGGCGTGCCGACCAAAGCCATCTCCGGCCGGTTCCCGCTCTTCAATCCCAAGGTGCATGTCATTCGCCATTCGGAAATACCGAACGGCACCCGCTACCATTGGGTCGATCCGGCGAGCGGGAAGAACTGGGCGATGATCTGGACGGTGCATGACACCGCCGGCCGCATCGTTGTCTACCGCGAATGGCCCGACCAAACGTCCTACATTGAGGGCGTGGGCTACGCCGGCGAGTGGGCGCTGCCGGATGGCAAGAAGCTCGACGGCAAACCCGGACCCGCGCAGCAGGACTTCGGCTTCGGCCTTGAGCGCTACAAGGACGAGATTTTGCGCGTTGAAGGCGGCGAGGAAATCTTTGAGCGCTGGATGGATTCGCGCTACGGCAACGCCCGCACGCTCGGCAAGGAATCCCCAACGACCCTCATCGACGAGATGGCCGACCTCGGCATGCTCTTCACGGCGACACCGGGCGACAGCATCGATGAGGGCGTCAGCATGATCAATGACGCCCTGTCCTACAACCCCGAGAAGCCAGTGGACGCGCGCAATCAGCCGAAGCTCTACATCTCGGAGAACTGCAAGAATGTCATCTATGCGCTGCAGACTTATACTGGTGCGGACAAAAAGCTAGGTGCTGTAAAAGATTTTGTAGACCTCCTGAGATACGTTTGCCTCTCCGACGCCATCAACGTCGAGGGCGACATCCTGCGCAGCCACGGAGGAGGAAGCTACTAATGACCCAAGCACCGCCAGCCCCGCCCAGCCGCCTGCGCCCGCAACGCCGCGGCAGTGACACGCCGAAGTGCGGTGTGTGTACCAAGCCGCTTCGTATCGGCGACATCCACGGCGAGGACCACCAGCTCGGCATGGTCTGCCAAGCCTGCGGCCCGCACGTCATCGCCGCCATCTGGGCGCTCGAGCGCATGGTGCATCGCCGCTAAAAGACTTATGTTCACCAAAACCAAGCCCATCCCGGTTGACCGCTACCGGACGACCGACAATTACAACCCCAAAGGCGCCCTCGCCTTCTCCCGCGAGCAAGCCCCGCCGGCCTTCCTCGCCGTGATGACGGAAATACAGGACCGCCTCGCCGACACCTCCCTGCTGGTCAGCGCGATGGCCACCGCCAAGGAACCCGGCTACTTGGCCCACGCCAGCGGCCAACTCTCCGCGCTCCTCGAGCTGTGGGAAGCCTTGGAGCAGCGCCGCGCCGAGTCGGTGACCGTGGAGTAGTTTCTGCGCAGTAGTTCAAGCCACGTTTGAACTATTCGACAAAATCGAAATGTTCCCGCTCGGCAACTCACAAGTATTTCTTACAGGTTGCCGTTCGCCGACACGGGAAAATGTTGCCGTTCGGCAACACTACGCCGCCTTAATGTAGCGCGAAGCTGTCATTAAGTGACTGGTCGTTGCAAAAACACCGCACATTTTGTGACACAAAGTGCAAACACTTGTGCACAGGTATATGCGATTCTATCCAGATGTCGCCGGAGGACATAAGCGGAGTATCGTTAAACAATACCGTCACGCGAAAATAGTGCTGGACATTTTATACTTAGACGCTATACTATATAGCATCAACGGTGAGTTGTGCCCTCATGGCACTCGAGGTTGTTGATCGGACTGGGCGACGGACGCCCTGGCACTACTTGGAGGTTTTTCCATGGACGAAGGGAAAGCAGCTACGGCTGCAGGTACGGACGATATTCTTTCACTAGCTCTCGATGAGCTGCGGCCACCGGCCGAGCGCACCGAGGAAGAAGTGAAACCGGAGGAATCCGGTGATCTTTCACAAGACGAGACAGCAGAAGACGCATCCAGCGAAAGCGAAGATGCAGATGAAGATAACGAGGAAGCGACCGAGGACAGCGAAAGCTCCGAGGACAGCGAAGACGAGGAAGGCGAAGCGCCCTCACCGGATAAGATCCAGAAGCGCATCAATAAGCTGACGGCCCAAAAGAAGGCCGCCGCCGAAGAAGCCGCCACCGTCAAAGGCCAATACGAGGAAGCGCAAAAGCGCCTCGCCGAGCTGGAAGCCCAGGTCAACGAAGCAGCGCGCCCTGTGCTGCAACCGACCGCGGAGAACCCGCTGGCCGATGTGGATACTGAGGAAGCGCTGACCGCCAAGGTCAAAAGCGCGCAGGAAGTCCGCCGCTGGGCCTTAAAGAACAGCGACGGCGCCACGGTAAAACGTCCAGACGGCAGCGAGGTCTATGTAGACAGCGACGCCGTCAAAGAATATCTGCTCAAAGCAGACGATGTTCTAACCATCCACGCCCCGGCACGCCAGCAATGGCTCGCCCAGCGTCAACCGGCCGTTGAGGCAGCGAAGAACCTCTTCCCCGACATCTTCAAGAAAGGTACGCCGATGCACACGGCGTTCCAAGCCACAGTCAAGCAGGCGCCTGAGCTTTTGAAGCTCCCGCAGGCCGAATACTGGGTCGGTCTGGCCCTCTACGGAGAGCAGACCCTCATGGCCAAACAAGCCGCCGACCAAGCCAAGAGCAAGGCCGCCGGCAAAGTCTCGTCCGCGAAAGCAGCAAGTAAAACGCCCA